TTCGTTGGGTTATTCCCATATACATTTCAAACCGCTTTTAGATATGTTAAGTTTAATTTTAGTAGTGATAGTTCAGCACAAGATGTAGGGTGGGACATAACAATTCAACCTAATACCCCATATGAAACCGCACAAGTAGATAATGCTGACCCTCGTAATGAATGGGTTGTATTATATGATATGTATCAACAATACACAGAAGGACAAAATGCTTTTTACATTCCATCTTATTTTGGTGATATGGGTTTAGTATCTTATCATATTGCTGATAATAGTTCTCATTATACAAAAGGTTATTATGATGTAAGACGAGCATATAGATATCAAGAAAGACTAAATGAAGGTGCTGTTTCCAGTAAATTATATACTGGATTAAATGAATATTATCAATTTTTCACGAATGGTGGATTAGTAGTAGAAAGTCTATTACAGAAAAATAATAGTGGATTTACTACTCCAAAATTGGTAGGTATCCTTCCAGAAGAATTCGAAGGTGATACATCAGCACCAAGAAAAAAAGCAAGTTGGTTGGTAAATACCATTAAAACAAATTTAGACAGATTAATTTCCGCTAATGATGTAAATGTAGTTCCATTTTTTCAAGTAGGACAACCATTCAAGTTGGAAATGGGATATATACTGGGATTAATTAAATCTAATAAAAATGATGCTGTTGTATTTATTGATAACCCAGCAGTCCCACCAGACCCAGATGATTTAGGATTTAAATATGATGGAGTAAATACAATTCAATTGAGTGATAGTGCCTTTTCAAATCATATACAAATTACTAACCTTCCAATTCAATCTCAAAACGGTGTAGTGTCCTCACAAAATAAACTTATATATGTTGTTAATTCATTATCAGTCAATTCAGTTCAAACCGATGCTGAATATAGAATTTATAGTGATACAGCACCAGTTTTATTGTGGGTAGATTTAAATAACTTTCAAGAAATCAATACTAATAGATTGGATATGCTTATAACAGATGACGCTAATAGACCTCAAAAACTATTAACTGGAACTACCGATGTTGTGTTGATGTTTCGGCAAAAACCACCAAGAGATGCTGGATATTTACCTAATCAAATTCCAGTTAGACAACCAAGTGGAAATTTATTTAGGGTCAATCAATAAAATTTATTTTTTTGTATTATATATAAATGAATAAAGTAAAGGAAGAAAATCTAAAGCGAGGGGAAGAAAGTGAAGCAAAAGCGATAATGAATATTAACTACTGGTTTAATGGTAATTTTGAAAAAAATAGTGATGAATATGGTGTTTTGGATTTTTATGATTATGATAATAAAATTGTTATAGAACATAAAGATAGAAGTTTTGTAAGTTGGGGGACTTATCCAAGTATTATGATTGGAAGTAATAAATATGAAGAAGCAAGGAGATTGATAAGATTAGGTTGGAGGGCATTTTTTTGTTGGACTATGAGAGATGGATTTTATCTCTATGAAGTAAAGGAAACATTAGAAAAAATCATAAAGAGTGGAATATGTAGCAGAAGTGATAGAGGTAAATTGGAACGCAGTAGTGTATTATATATTCCTAATGACTTGTGTTTTGATATCGATGAATATCAATCTTATAATAGATATATAGAGAGAAACAGAAATGACCCACAGAAATGATAAAATATATCAAGAAAGACGCAAGAGAAAATTCAATTGTATATGTGGTGGAAAATTTACATATTCTCATAAATCAAGACATTATAATTCTAAAAAACATTTAGATTATATAAAAAAATTATATTCTTCTAATATATAAATGAATTTTGTTGCCTCGCAATACGAAAAGACAATCCCATCAAAATCCACAATCACTCCAAGTGATAGGCAGTTGGAATATGCCGACGGTGATACACTACGCTTCGAAATCCCATCATTTCAAGCACATATTGACCCACGACAGACTTATCTTAAGTTTCGTGTGAAAGTCCGTGATGCTCCTACTGCTGTAGCATTTTCAAAAAAGTGTGGTATTCATTCTCTTATTGATAATGTAAGAATTTATGATGAAGCAACCAACCTTCTTCTTGAAAACATACAGAACTATGCGGAACTCGCAGAGAAACTCCATATGTATAGTGAAAACCGCTCTATTAGGAATAAGAGGGGACTTACCGAATTGCTTGAATATGGTGGTCGTGCCTTTGATGGTGAAGAATATGATAATCTCCCAGCAAGAAACGCAGACCAGTCGCAATTGTTTAAAACCTATCCTACTGGAGGTGATGCTACTTATTCTACTACTACGGATTATACCGCAGATGGTGTGGAATGTGTAGTAGCATTCCGTCTATATAGTGGAGTTTTGGGACAATTGAGTTCTAAAATGTTCCCATCATTTATTGTAGGTGGATTGCGTGTCGAGATTGACTTGAATTCAGCATCAAAAGCATTAGGTGTATGGACAGCAGAGGGTATTACCGCTGATGATGGTTCTATTGATACTTCTATCGGTGCTGGTGATAGTTGCCGTTTCGGTATAATCCAACCAGTCCCAACAACCGCTAACCCTCTTACAGAAATTGATTTATATTGTGAGAAAAATGCTGGTTTCGACCAGATTACAAGTGATGCCCCAAGTGGTGCTTTCCCTCCAGCAGATAGTGCTACTCTTGTTGCTGGTGGTCGTGCTATAAAAAATCAATTGGTAGGTGCTGTAAATCTCCGTGTAGGACAACAATTATATGGTTATACTAACGCTAACCCTCCAGTTCTATCTCTTTTAGGAACGATTGGTGCTTTAACTTGTAATGCTGGTGAAAATGCTGGTGGTCTTGTTAGAGTAAAGGTTGGATTAGTTGGAAGTGCTGTAAATGGTAGTGATTTTGTTGGTGGTATGGGTAATAATAATACTGGTATAGCACAAAATGTTCTTAACAACACTTGTTTTGTAAGGAAGACAGACGCATTCAGTAAGACCCCAAGAGTTATTTTGAATGATGTTGAATTCGTGGTAAAGACCGCTATGCCTCCACAAGCATATACTGAAAGACTATTGAAACAATCACAGACAGAAGAAGGTATGCGACTTGATTATCTCACTTTTGATACTTACCGCAATAATATTAACGCAAGTGAGCGAGTAGTCCAAATCAATATTCCAGCAATCAATAGAAGGGCAACATCTATTCTCTCCTTACCAGTTCAAAATAATATCGCAAATAGTGTTGCTAATAATAATCTTGATAGTGTTATTGATACCGCAAATCATTATAACTATTTAGTCAATAATAAACTTCAACCTACTCGTAAAGTCCCATTAAGACAATTAAGTCAAACTCCTCCAAGAACCGAACAAATCGCATTATTCGAAACTGAAAAAGCGTTGGGTGCTGTAAGAATTATGGTAAAGCAATTGGATTATCAAGATGAAAACTTTTTTATCGCAAGGGCATTAGCAAGATATGGAACTATTTATAATCTCGCTGAAGATGGTAATATATCACTACGAGTTGAATATGATGCTCCAGTATTGAATAAATTGATGATTAGTTATGTTGGAGGACTTCGCCGATTGATTGTTAATTCCAGCGGTAAGTATATTGAACCTTAAACAAAAAAAATATATTATAAGTATATAATATAAAATGACTACAAGAAGACAATACATTCAAGTCCTCCCTACAAATCTCGGTGATGGTGTTTTTAGTGATAGAAATGGTTTAGCACAAGTTATTTTTGAACTTCCATCTGTAGCAAAAATTATGAATGGTAAATCCCTCCGTATTAATGGGACATTCGCATTAAAACAAGGAGATGGAACTGCCCCAACAAACGCAACTCAATTTTTCGCTGATGCTCCTACTGGTGATATTATGATTGACGGAAGAACTGGTATGAGTTCTTTAATTGAAACATTAAGTATTCAAAATTTAGAAGGTGGAACTTACTCCACTATAAAGGCATATAATCGTATGTGTGCCTCTATCCTTCCTTTGAATGAGAGTATCCAAAACTATCTTAATGGTTGTGATACAACTTATGGTGGTCTTTCTAAAGATGTTTCCACAGCAAAAAAAGTAGATAAACCATTCCAGTTCTCTCTTCCTCTTTTAGATGGTTTCTTACAAGGTAATCCTATTGATATGATGCTTGTAAAGGGATTAAGAATTGTTATCACACTTGCCCCATCTAATTTTGTAGTTCATAATAACTATTGGCGAAATACTGCCTCTGCCTCTGGACTTACCAACGGTGGAGCGTATTATGAATTAAGTGATTTAGTATGTTCTTTTGAAACGGAAGTTCCAGATGCTGAAGGACAACAAGCGATGATGGCGAATATGAATGGTGTTCTTGAATACAACACTTACACCTCATTCTATTCAGTTCTCAATTCTAATGACTATAACCTTTCTCTCAATATCAATACTGGAAGAACCTTAAGTGTTATAGGTAATATGATACCAAGTGAATGGTTGAATAATTATCAATATAATAGTTCCCAGACACTACAATTGATATATGAAAATGCTGGTGGTGTATTGGAAAATCGTGTCCCTATTAGAGCATTCACATTTACAAAAGGTGGATTGAGATTGCCTCTCGATTTTGAATTGGATAGTGAAATTACACAGTTGGCGGGAACTGCCGATAGTTTTAAGAATTGGGAAAGTCTAAATATTATTCGTGATGGTTGGTCTATTCATAATTTTGAAAAATCACTAAAGACTGAATTGTCTTATCCATTAAGTAATACTGAACCAGCAAGGTTTAACCGTGAGAGGTATTCTATTGTTGATGAAGATAAAAGAGGTCAATACAATCTCGGTGTAGGTATGGATAAAATCACTTATAACGGAATGAATTTCAAGGGGACGCCTTTTGGTATGAGAATTCAATCTATTGCCGTTGCTGGTATATCCCTCCAACCTCATTCTATATTCTTATTCGTAAAGCACAAAAATACTATTGTCTTTGAAAACGGAGGAGTTCAAATATTTATGTAAAGATTTTTTAATATCATATTTTTTTATATCACATATATATATAAAAATATGAGCGGACAACCACTCCCATCAGTTTTAAAGACAGACACCGTAGAACGCCCAGAAGTTAGAGGCGATGTTAATACCGATTTACTATTTCCAGTAGCATTCAATCAATCTCAAGCAAAATTCGTTTTTGATAGAAAGGGTATCTTGGATAGTAATTCACAACTTCAAATCGCCTCCACCGTTGTAGAAGAAGGTGGTTCGGGTGATATATTACAAGCATTTTACCCCACTTCAGTAGGTGCTGTATCATTAATATCACGAGCATTTTTGGAAATCGGCGGAAAGCGTGTAAGTGATTTACAAGACCTCGCACATTATACTACTTGGAAAAGACTTCATTTTTCGAATGAATATCGTAAAGGTATTGCGATGCCTAAACAAGCGGGGAATGATGTTTTTATGGGAAGTGCCTCAAGAAGCATCGCCCCTAATTCAGCAACCGCTATAAGAGCAAGAGGTTTTGGAACTCCATATGGAACAATCGGTCGCCCATCAAGTGAATACGGAGCAAGAATTCAATCTACCCCTCTTGGAGAACAGACCGCTACTGCTACTGATACTACTGATAAACCCAAGCGTTTTATCACTACTGATGCTGATACTACACCAGCATTTACTGTAGGTTTATCCCAACTTATCCCATTTTTGGTGGGTGTCCAGTTGCCTCTATTCGCCATTCGTGAAGAGGTTTCACTCCATATTATTTTTAATGAACCTAAAGCAGATATTGCCTTTTGTGTCCCACAAGTAACTGCTACGGGTATTCCCATCACAAAAGCGAATTGTGTATCCACTATTGTTGAAAAGAAATTCTTGATTATGGCGGATTATCTATTTTATCCAAGTATGATGGCGGAAATTGGCGAAGATATTATGTCCCGTGGTGGATATGATATTCCATATCTTGAAGTATTAGAACAACGCAATTTTCAATCTTATACTACTGGTGGATTTACTAATGATTATCAAATTCAAGTTGGTGGTAAAAAAGTTAAGTTTATTGTAGTTCAAAAAGAACAACAAGGATTAGATGCTAATTTTGGTAATTATAACTCCGTTTCTCTAAAAGAAGGTATGACTTATAACTTCAAAATAGATAGTAATAATGTATATAGTCTTGGTGTTGCGAATTCCGCATTACAGAAAACAGAAGCAGATGCTGTCGAAGGTGTCCCACTTGTTCTCAATAACTATATCTATACATTTAAGGGACAAACCGATGGTGCGGGTGTTCTTGGACTTAATGATTTTGGATTAACCGATAGAACTACTAATTCATACTCACAGACACTTGAATGTGGTTCTCAAGGGTGGGTTGGATTGAAACTCGAAAACGCATTCGGTCAAGGTCAGCGTATCAGCAATCAACCTATCATATATAGTGAAAGAGGTGAAGTATTCCCTCCAGATAATAACACATCTCGTAATATCCGCTTTTGGATTGGAACACAGCGTCTATTGAATATTAGCAACGGATTGATTACGATGTTGGAATGAGAAAATAATGTATAATAATTATAATGATTGAAATTTTTAATAATAATTGTTTAGAAAAATTAAAGGATATTGAAGATAATAGGGTGGATTGCTTTATATGTGATTTACCATACGGAACTACGGATTGTAAATGGGATAATAAGATTGATTTAAATGAGTTATGGAGAGAACTAAAAAGGATTGCGAGAAATGATAATACACCTTACTTTTTTTTCTGTGATATGAGGTTCGCTGTTGAAATAATTAACTCTAACCCAAAAATGTATAGATATGATTTAGTGTGGTTTAAACCGAATAGCAATTGCGGACACCTTAATAGTGGTAAAATGCCGATGCGAAATCACGAGTTATTATTGGTATTCTATAAGAAATTGCCTATCTATAACAAGAATAAATATCATAAAAAAATATGTGATGAAAGTGTATATAAAAAAGACGCTTACGAAGGAATATATGAAACTTCTATTGATACTAATTTTATATTCGGTAAAAAATATGATGTTCCCATACCTAAATCAGTATTAAATATACCTTGTAAAAATAATATGAGTAAAAGATTTCATAAAACTGAAAAACCACAACCGATTTTAGAGTGGATTATAAAATATTATACTAATGAGGGAAATACCATATTAGACCCTACGATGGGTAGCGGTTCTACGGGAGTTGCCTCAAAAACATTAAATCGAAAATTTATAGGTATTGAAATGGACGAAAAATATTTTGAGGTTGCTAAAAAAAGATTAGACCTATAATATATATGAGCGAACCAAAAGATAAGTCATTATATGAAAGCGTCAAAAGGAGAGTGTATAAAAAAATACCAAAACATTCAGCATACCGTAGTGGGATTTTAGTAAAGGAATATAAGGAAGCGTATAAGAAAAAACATAATAGTTCAAGTGCGTATGTCGGTAAAAAGCAAGAGAAAAAAGGTCTATCAAGATGGTTCAAAGAAGACTGGAAAAACCAGCGTGGAGGTAAAGGTTATAAAAAAAAGGGTGATGTATATAGACCTACTAAACGCATCACAAAAGAAACACCCAAGACCTTTAAAGAACTATCCAATAAAGAAATTAAATCAGCACAAAGAGAGAAACGCAAAACTGGAAGGGTCAAAAAATTCGATAAATAATATTTACATAATATATACGATGGTGAAAGACCCCATAACGAAAAAGAAGGTAAGAACCGAGAAAAAGGATAATAGTGAAACTATTAAAAAAATCAAAGAAGCAAGAGAAAAAAGACGACAAGATGTATTATACAAGATGAAAGCACAAGGATTAAAATAACAATATAATATAAATGAGAGGATTGTTGTTTCTCTCCATTATATTAATTGGGAAGTCATATGAATTACTGAATGATTATATACCCAAGTATAATCCAGTCCCATTTTACACTTGTTGTAGTTTAGATGAAAAATTATTGAAAGTGTCGAAAGAAGTTATTGAAGATATCAATAATCATAATATTCTAAATATTTCTCTACATAATGAAATATATAAAGATGAGATTAACGGAGCAAATACTATATGTTCTTTTGATGATGATAATAAAGCATATGGTTTTACATATCTATATGAAAATGAAGCAGATGTTTATGTATCCAATAAATTACTTAATAAGGATAATACACTATATAATGTTGTCTATCACGAATTTATTCACGCATTAGGTCTTAATCACTCGGTTTATCCCTCTATTATGAATTATACTGTAAGTGTATCATATATGGGGTCTATATACGATGATAGAGATAAAAGTTATTTATCTATTGATGATATGAGAGGATTACAAAAAGTAAAAAAAAATATGAATATAGAATAAATGAACTCTACTTATATTGAAGAAGAGATGGATTATGAAACAAAAGAAGTATGTATAGATTATATAATTAGTCTTGCTACTATTAGTTCTCTCTTCGTAGTAAGTGAGGTATTACCTTTTCTAAAATCTCATAAAGGGAATGGGTTAATAGATTTACTTATATGTTGTTTTGAAGGAAGTGATTGTTGTCTTACAAAATTAATCGAATGTCTAAAAGGTGATGATGACGGTAAAAACGGACAATCACAAGAACAAGAACAAGAACAAGAACAAGCACTCAATAATACTACAAAACAAGAGGTCAATATAACGATTAACGAAAAAAATAATAATGATATATAATAAATGGATATAACTGGTAGAACAGCATTCGCACAAGAAGCATCACAGATTAATGAAAACCTTTTTTCATTTAGAAGTGATATAGATAGTATCCGCTCCGCTAATCAAGAAATACTACAGCAGAGCAGAACCGCTGACGCTACTGAACTCTTAAAATCAGTAGGTCAAGAAGTTGGTGTAAGAACATTTAATGAATTAGTTGGTAAATACGGTGGTAAAGCATATCGTTATAAAACATCATTATTCGGTAATCGCTCACTCAAAGACTTGGACGCAAAACTCGGTGATAATATTATTGATGCTACAGCAGAAGCGAGAGATGTAGTAGGCAAGGGTCTGTCGAATTTTAAAAATAGAATTGGATTACCTACATCTTATGATTTAAATGATGAGGTTATTTCTCTTAAAGATATGGGTATTGGATATGATGGATTAAGTCAAAATTCTCATTCAGTATTAAGTGGATTAGGTGAAGATAGTATCACACCAGAGATGAGTAGAACGGTAAGTGAAAGTATGATGACTAATCCAGATAGTGTTTATAGTGATGAGAGTTTTACTACATTTATGAATAATAGAATACAAGAAATTCCAAGAACTGAAAGCGGTGCTATTGATTTTGAAGGAGAAAAAATGAATTTTCAAGATAGAATGGACGCACAACAGAGGGAATTACCAGCAGATATGGGTGAAAGTATAGGTCATCATACAAGAACAGAAATAGGAGGTGAAGACGCATTAACTGGAGAAGCGAGAAGTGATTTAGAGGCACAGAGCAGATATACTCAATCATCATCAGTCGCCGATGATACACCAAAACCAGAGAGTATGAGAGAGGGAATTTTAGATGAAATGACTGGAGGAAAAGGTGCTGAAGCGGAAGCGGAAATACCAGATTTAGGTTTAGGTTTAGGCGGAGGTATGGGTGTGGTTGAAGGTGTAGGTGAAGGTGTAGGTGAGGTTGGTGCTGGAATTGCCGAAGCGGGAGGTGAAGTTGCTGGAGAAGAAGTTGCGGGAACTGCCCTCGAAGGTGTAGGTGCTGTCCTTGACGCTACTGGTATATTCGCCCCATTAGGAGCATTATTTAATGTGGCGGGAACTGCCCTCGATGTCGCTGGAGCATATCAAGTAGGTAAAGGGGTTGTAGATTGGGTTGAAGAAGATATACTACAAAAACCGATGCCCTCCGCACCACAGATTTCCTTACCATCTCAACCTTTTACTATATCTCAAAGAGGTATGGGTATTGTTCCTAATATGGATAGTCTAAATCTTCCATCATCGGTTTCTTCTGGTTGGTAAATTAACATATATCATTTTAAACAAAATTGAATTAAAATGATATAAAGAATTATATATAGTATATATATAGATGACCATATATTTTGCGAAAGACTTGAAAGTTGCGGATAATACGAATAACTATATATCTTATGATAAAATATCTTTAAATAAAAACAATCCGTATTATGAGGTCTTGCGTCCAAGCACAAAAAAGAAACCATATATGGATTTAGACGGACAATTGAATAATGATATGTCTATTGAAGAATTTAATGATATTCATAATAAGATATGTGATATATTGAAGAATGATACGGGTTTAGCGGTTCGCACCAGTTCTCAATATAAATCTAAAAAAGGGAATAACAAGTTGTCTTATCATATTATATTCAAAAATGAAGTTATTGAAAATACATTAAAATGTAAAGAATATATACAATCGGTCAAAATGCCCATTATATCCAACCTTTTGAGTGAAGTTATTGAATGTAAATGGAAGGATAACACAAAAATAACAGAAAAGGATAATGTCTTATATTGTGATAATTCTGTATATTCGAATGGAAGGCAATTAATGAGAACCATTAACGCTTACAAAAAAGGAGAAGAAGACCGCATTATGAAATGTATAAGTGGTGATGAAAAAGACCATATTATACAAAATATTAATGGAGATGAAAAATCTATTGATTTTATAACCTCACCACCGACAAAAAAAGTTATGAAAAAATCTAAAATTGTGCTACCACAATCTGTAGAACAAAACCGCTTTACAAGATTTCTTCATTATCTCGGTAATCCCCGTATTGATTATAATGAAGTATATTTAAAAATCGGTTCTGCTCTCGCTCATAATGGAGCAAAATATAAAACATTCGAAGAATGGAGCAACTCTATTAATATCCCACATCGCACAGAAAGTGATTATGATGCGTGGCGTTCTTGGGAAAGACAATCAAAAAAAATACCTTTTGCGATTGCCGAGAATGTATTGAAGAGGGAAAAACCATTAGCGTATATGGATTATATGAAAGAGATATATGATATTGAATTGATACTTAATAATGATGATTTTAAA